GTGCAAGAAGTGGAACTGATAGAAAGTGTTGCCTCAAATGAGTGGTTCCGGACGCACCTCCCTCAATGCGAGCTCGAAGGGGTTCGAGCCCAGTGGGTGCACAAGATCATAGCTAGGGAGTTCCGGGAAAAGCGGATGGGTTACCTCACGTCAGAGCAGTTCACTGATGAACATTCAAAGCAGTTGGGACGGCAACTCACCAATGCAGCTGAACGCTTCGAGACCATTTATCCACGTCATCGGGCGTCGGACACAGTAACCTTCATTATGGCTGTACGTAAAAGATTGAGATTTTCATGTCCCATGAAAGAGGCAGCTAAGTTACAGCAAGCCATGCCCTACGGACCTTTCTTGCTGAAGGAGTTTCTAAGCCGCGTGCCACTGAAGCCTGCACATGATCCATGCATGATGGAGAAAGCTAAGTTCGAATTTGAAGAAAAGAAAACAAGTAAGAGTGCAGCCACGATTGAGAACCATAGTAACCGGTCTTGCAAGGATTGGCTCGCGGACGTGGGCATGGTTTTCTCGAAATCCCAGTTGTGCACAAAGTTCGATAATCGATTTCGTGATGCCAAAGCAGCGCAGACGATCGTGTGCTTTCAACATTCGGTGCTCTGCCGCTTCGCGCCCTACATGCGATACATAGAGAAGAAGCTGCACGAGGCTTTGCCTGAGAGGTTTTACATACATTCGGGTAAGGGTCTAGGTGAACTGGATGCATGGGTACGACGTGGCTCTTTTGGTGCGCTTTGCACAGAGTCTGACTACGAAGCTTTCGATGCAAGTCAAGACCAATACATCATGGCGTTTGAATTGTGTCTCATGCGCTACCTTGGCTTACCAAATGATCTTATCGAGGATTACCGGTACATCAAAACACATCTAGGGTCCAAATTGGGTAATTTCTCTATCATGAGGTTTTCTGGTGAGGCGAGTACCTTCCTATTCAACACAATGGCTAACATGCTCTTCACATTTTTGCAGTACAAGCTCAAGGGAGACGAGCGTATCTGCTTTGCAGGCGATGATATGTGCTCAAACAAGAAGTTGCACAAATCCATTGAACACGCCGGGTTTTTAAACAAGTTAAAGTTGAAGGCGAAGGTGTGCCATACCAATAACCCCACTTTCTGCGGTTGGAATCTCTGTCCTGATGGCATTTTCAAAAAACCGCAGTTGGTTCTGGAGAGAATGTGCATTGCCAAGGAAACGAACAATCTAGTGAATTGCATTGACAACTATGCTATAGAAGTTTCCTATGCATACCTCATGGGGGAACGTGCGCGTGAGCGGATGAGTGAAGAGGAAGTAAGTGCTTTTTACAATTGTGCGGATTATTGTCAAGAATAAGCATTTGCTGAAATCAGATGTGCGGCAGATCTACGAGACGAGTATTGATTGATAGCTTAGGT